ATCAGACAATCATACTTCAAGGCGATCTTGGTCAACTCACGGACAAAGCGGCCTTGCTGATCATATTTGTCACTGCCTGGCTGCTCATCTATGTACATCGCTGTCATAAGGTTATCGATCAATACAACCTTGATGCCATACTGCATAATTGCCTTTGTGATGCTTTCCAGAAGATCTTCCTTTTCGTCGTCCTCAATGATCCGGTTGTCATAGATGTATGCTTTCTCCCGGTACCATTCGTTGATCAGCTCCTGATTCTTTGTTGTTATAAAGCGGTTCACAATTCCAGGAGCCAATTCATTTTCCGCAACATGGTTTCGTCCTGCTGCCTGGAAGTCAAACCAGCTTTTGAACAGATAGTTTGGCAGTTCTCCAGAATATGCCAGTGTGGAATATCCCTGATCAACTGCATTTGTCATTATCTGGCTGGCAAATGTGGACTTGCCATCTCCTCGCTTGCCGGCAATCACACACACCATTCCAAATGGCAGCCCGCCATATAGTGTCCGATCCAGCTCTGCAATGCCAGTCTTCAATTTTTCCAGTTCATAGATATTGACGTTTTCAACATCAGCCAGCGGCAGTACCCTTTTGACTGGAACCATAGTTGCATTTTCTACCGCCTGCTTAACTGCTGCCTTCCCGTGCTTCTGGAGCAATTCATTTGCGTCCTTACAGCCTCGATAATCTTCTTCTCTGACCCGACGAATGCACTTAGGAAATCTCTTCTGAATATCTTCCAGAAGGGTCATTTCCCCTTTTTCAAAATCGCCAAACACAACGATCTCTTTAAACTTCGATACCCAGTCAAAGCAATATGGTACCCAGGTGAACCCCTTTGCTCCGTTGGGGACAGACACCGCATTGGCAATTCCCGCCTCTGCTACGCTCAGGCTATCAATCTGTCCTTCCGTGATCACTAGCCGTGTGACCGTCATGTCACACTGTTTCATTCCAAACAGGATCGGCTTACAATCCTTCTCGCACCACTCTTTATTATTGTCCCGCTCCCGGTTAAAATCCGTCTTGCGGTACTTCACAAACTGTAGCTCCCCGCGATCATCGAAGAACGGAAATACCAGAATGTTGTCATGCTCTGTCTGGATCGTGATCTCATACTTCCTGGCAATTGACTCAGAGATTCCTCTGCTTTCCAGATACCTGATAGCCGGCTCCTTTGGAATGATTGCTTCCTTACGGGTCTTCAGCTTCCGGTACTGTCTTTTGGGACGGTAATACTCATCCGTCTCATTTCCCAGACTGAACCACTCAAAATCTCGGCTCAGTGTGACCATATTTCCAGTAGCCCCACAGGAGGACCGGAAGCATTTAAACAATCCAGTACTCAGGTTAATGGAGAAAGTCTTTTCATTTCCCTTACCTCGCCCATGGCAGTACGGGCATTCCTGGAAGAACAACTCTTGCCCATGCTGCCGAACATGAGTATGTAGACCCTGAGCAAAACGATATGCATCGTCACTCGAAAAATTATAGTACCCCATTTCCTCCCGCCTTCTTCTGCTTCTTGATCAGTTCTTCTACCGGCATCCATTCCTCATCATCTTCCGAAGGAGAAAGCGCCGCAGGCTCTTCTTTATTTTCTTCTTTATTTTCTTCTTTATTTTCTTCTTTATATTCTTTATATTCTTTATATTCTTTATCTGCTGTCGCTTGCCTGTCGCTTGCCTGTCGCTTGCCTGTCACCTTGCCTGTCACCTTGCCTGTCGCTTGCCTGCGATTTTGCCTGTCGCTGCTCTGGTAGACATCCCAATTATTTACCGTAATTATGCGGCATTTCGTGAGTTTTTTGCCTGTCACTTTGTCTGTCAGACTACTACTGATTTCGCCTGTCGAAATTAAGTGATTCAGTGAAGTTCGCACCTGACGTACTGTTAAACCGCATTCTTCAGCCATATTTGGAAGGGATGTGATGAACTCTCCTTTGTCATAATGGACACCCTGCCAGACACCGGCTTTCCAGTTGGCACGCAAAAGGCAGTGAATAAACAGCGCCTTGGTATTTACGTCCGCGTACCATTCCCATTGGATAAACTTGCGGAACACCTTCACGAATTCCTTTGCGCTATACTCCAATGCCATCCAACTCACCTCTTTCTAGTCTCTCTTTCAGATCTCGATACAAGATCTCCCTGATCAGGACACTACTGGTCTCTTCTTTGCAAAAAATCAGGTTCAAATTGTACCGTATTGTCCAGGCAGCCACGGAAGCGAGAAATGCTTTGGGGTTCAACTTGCTTCGGTATTTGCCGTTGATCAGGTTCTCCCAATTCGCATTTTCCACCAGCAAGAATATTCTGGCCCCGGCTTCCTGTGCCCGGATAAACTCCCTTTCAAATCTGGCCCTCTCTCTTCCCAAGCAGGCTGCCAGCTCATCCAGATTCATCTTGCGCTCCACCATAGCACGGCAGCTAACCGTTGTATTTTCGTCGTAGAGCCATTTTCCATCTGGAAGCTGACAGTTGTACCCATAGTCGCCATAAGACAGTGCTGTGCGACGATAAGGAAGCCCGAACCGGGCATATCGTTTCTCAGCCCGGTCCGTCTTCTGTTCTCTGGTATCTACCAGGATCACCATAGATTCAAGCACCTGTTTTTGTTCAAATACCGTCATGGATCCTCCTTAGTTGAAGGGAAGATCCTCATCATCCACACTGTCCGGAATCGGCAGGAATCCATCTCCGTTCATGGGTCCGGCTGCCGAAATTGCTGCACCCTGCTTATTTTTCAACAGAGTATCCGCGGGGATCTCAAACTTACCGGAGCGGATCTTTTCTGCTGTCACCAGAGAATGGCAGTTGGTGAAAAAGCCGCTGCGACCATTAAACTCATACTCTTTGTTATTAAACAAGGCGCCGATCAGCTTGCCCTTCAAAGTCTGCTCATCCCAATTCCAGTGATAGCCAGAGTTGCTCTCCTCGAACGCAGTGATCACGGTCTTGAAACGACGCATGGTCCAGCTATCCTGCTCAGTACCATCATCCTTGGGCACTCTCAGACGATAAACACCCTTCCACTTCTTGTCCTCGCCGGTCTGGGAGCGATAGTTGGCAGCGAAGAAATCCTTCTGCTCACCCTCATAAATATCGAACGATAACAGGATCACATCGCCCCACTCATTGGTCTGGTACTTCACGTCCAGGATCTTCAGAACATATCCGCCAGCTGGCAGACGCTCCTGATCAGAATATGCCTTTGCAGCTTCATAACCACCCAATCTTTTCATGTCTTTTCCTCCTAAAATTCATTTAGTGCCTGTAGCGCCTTCACAATGTCGTTCTCGATCTCGAAATCCTCAAAAGCTCCCATGGGGCTCTTGGCGGTGGAATTCTTTGCCTGCGTCTCAAATAGATACTTGCCATCCACAGACTTGCTCAGCAGAACTGTGGTAAACTTACTCTCCAGCACGATCTTGTCCAGCTTCTTGCCGGAAGTCTTGATTCTGGTAAAAGCATAGCCGCTATCGTCACGCTCAGTCTGAGTATGGGCCGTAAAGATGATGGTCAGATCATCGCGGTAACCGTACGCTGCACATACCAAATCCCATACGCAGGCAGCCAGGTCCACCCACTTGTCGTAGCCCTTCTCCTTGGATCGTCGCATCTCATCAGCGATCATCAGGCCATTGATGGTATCTACCACGATCACCTTAATCTGAGGGCAGCGGGTAGCGATCTGGTCGATGTAGTGACGCACCGTATTCACCTCATCACTGCACAGGTAATTCTTGTTCTTCTCGTTGTACTGAGATCTCCAGCCCTTCCAGGACAGACCCTTTTTGTCTGCATCGATGTAATATGTAGTTTTCGGGTCCAGATTTCTCATGCTTGTGGTCTTGCCGGAGCCAGACTCGCCCATAATGCAAATAACCTTACTCATCCTTATTTCCTCCTATCTGATCTGGATATTCTGGCGCTGTACCAAACGTGCACCAGCGACCACCGTGCCCAGCTGCAAAGCAGCCTTCAAATCCGTCTTGTTAACCTCCGGTTCCTTATAGCGCAGGAATTCTTCCGGCAGCGCATATACGTTGTCCACCTCTACCGCCTCGCTCTTACGCCAGCTGATAGCCACCTTGGGAGATTTATACTTGTCTCCCGCCAGATAGCCCGACAGATAATTCTTCAGGTTCTCTGCCTTCTTCTCTGCCACTGACTGTCTGCTGGCAAGGTTCTGTTTTTCAGCCTTGATAGCTTCGGCCTCTGCCTTCAAATTCTTGATCCACAAGGCAATGTTTTCGATTTTGGTCTCTCTAGCTATACTAAGTTCATCCAGCATGGCGGGATCAATGATCTCGCCGGTTTCCTCGTCAATACAATTCATAATTGCGGCATCGATTTCGTATAAATTCATCTTGCTTTCTCCTCTCCTTGATATGTTAGAACATCTTCTCCCAAGATATTCAAAATCATATTAGTTTCCTTGATATGCACGTAACGCTCATTTTCCGCGCCGATGCTCTGCAGCGCATATACAACCATGTCATACTTTTTCTCTGCCAAGATCAGTTTTTCGTAACGATCAAACGGGATCTCAACAGTATTAGATTCCTTATGAAATTTTCTAAATCCCAAGATCACACCTCCTCCAGGAAAGGAAATCTCTCCATCAGCACTGCCTTGATTGCCTCTGGCTCTGCAGGTGGCCAGATGTCCGGACCC